TAGTGCATCACAGACATGGAGTGACGAAAATGAAGATCAGCGATCTTAGGATGATTGAAGGTATGGTCAGGGAGCGCGACACACTTCTAAAATTCATCAACAGTGAGGCCCGAGCACGCTACATCGGGATATATATCCCTTCACAGTATGATGTCGAAATGTTTCGACCATCAGAGGCGTGTCACGTTCATCTCGAAGACAAGCCCACCATTGACGCGGTTATGGCGCTGACGATCCCGGCGGCGTGTAAGCGTGTCGCTGATATCGAAGCCGAGCTAACCAAGGTTGGTGTTGAATATGACCGATGAATTCAAGGTTGGAGATTTGGTGACGCGCGACGGTACGGACATCCAGCGCGTGACCAAAGTTGGAGAGTACAACGATATCACTGTGGAGTGCATCAAAGCTCCGGACAGCGGATGGTGCAAGGTTGGTGAAGTAGAGTTGAACCTTGCGGGACGATATCAGCGGGTTGCGGGAGAGAAGAAATGACGCCCAAAGATCGCGCCCATAACATTTACCGAGACTTGGCTTTCGCCCGCGGTTCGGATTCGAACTCACTTGAGGTAATCGAGGCCGCAATCCGAGCCGCAGAGAACGATGCGCTGGAACGGGCGGCCGTACGTTGCGACGAAGAGGCAGCGAAGGCCGATGAGCGTCACAATAAGAGACCGGACCTGAGCGACGGCGGCGCTGGTGCGGCATATCAGGAAGCCGCAGCTTTCATCCGTTCCATGAAACACAAGTAAGTTCACGGCCAGCCAGCGTATCCGGCTAATAATATCGCCATCACAGGGACAATGTAGGGGATACGACTCCAGTGCCTAAAACTGAAATGGACGTAGAGAAGCTTCTGACTTGGGCGTATCGGGATGAACTCTCGAAGCGCCAAACGTCCGCGGCCGAAGGGATTTGGGATCGTATCGAGGAGTACGGTCAGAAGGGCGGCGTCGATCACGGGCACGGCGCCGCCCAGCGGTACGCGCACTTCGGGCTTCCTGATCCGGATGCTGAAGCGATTGAGCGAGCCGTAGGCCAGTTAGAGGACGTGGTTGTCGATTGGGCCCAAAGCCTCCCGTTCATTGCCGGCGAACTTGCGGGGCTAGTTTCGGTCAACGACTTCTCGCGCCGTTCGGCAACGGAGCCAGGTAAGTCAACGACCGCGGAATGGACCGGTAAGAACGGGCGGCGCGTCAAGGCGCATGATCGCCCGCGCGATATGCTGATGCTCGGAGCGCTCCGGACGAAGGCGCTGGTCACGATGTACGCAATCCAGGGGACGCGGCCGGATTGGCGGGATGAGCAGCCGATGCCGTATCGTGTGCAATCCGAAACGGGCTCACATCCGAAAATAGTTGGCTCGTGCGAGGGCAAGAATCGCTACTCTCTCGGGTCTTATTGCTTGCTGCAGTGGGACCCGTCGCCCGTGTCCATCATCACGGCGCGGGCTGAATACGTCGCGTGGTTGGAAGGTTTACTGATGCTTTCGGTGAAGCTAAGCCTCGCAAATCATATCGCCCTGCCGCCCTCAGCGCCCGCCGCACCCTGGCTAGACGAGCTGAAAGAGGATCGTGGCCGGGTTATTCCCGTGGTCCCGACTGCAACGAATGATGTTGGTTTGTGGGGAACGTTGCCGCTGAGCCCGGTGCGGCGTATGCTGAGACCGTTCAGGCGGGAGAAGGCCGTAGGAACAATATAACGAGAGGAAGGCGCGATGCTTTGTCACGACCCGCGAATATCCGACGACCGAGAGCAAAAGATCGAAACGCAAAACCCTGTTTTGATGTTGGCCGAAGCGCAACGCGATATGTATCCGAGCGGAATCGATTGGGATAAGGTAAAGTTGCAGGCTGATTACTGCGATCAGCCGGTGCCCGGTCCGAATTGGTCTGATTATGAAAAGCTGAAATCGGTTCACGGAACGGGGCACGAGGTGTTGCGGTGGCGCGAATGGTGACGCCCTGCACCCCCATCCAGATAAAGTCCGGGCCAAGCCGTCACCCGATGGATATCGATGTCCTCTGTAGCGTTTGCAATCGTCGAGTCGATAGGTGGCAAGTAGCGACACCAACTCAACGGAAGGTGCAGCACGAGAGTTGGGGTCCGATAATGCTGGAAAATACAGGCGAGATGATTTTTGAGGTTTGGTGTCACGGTGAACACTTCCGTGTTTCTAGTTGGGAAGGGCAGGCGCCTGTGAACAACCGAAAGAAAATAAAATAATGCTTGCACTGCGGTCTCTCTCTTGACATGACTCGCATCATCCGAAATCAGGTAAAGAAACGCCCGCCCAGCAAAACCGCTGCGGCGGGCGAGTTCGTCATTGGGGAATCCAATGTGACCGCAACCGTTCTCGCATTCCCCACACCAGTACCAAAGGACGGCGGGAAGGCATGTTGAGTTTAATGTTTCGCCTTAGTTATTGGGTTAACTTCGTGCTGAAGCCGTTCGGGTTCATGTTGTGTGTGAGTGTAGAAACGAGCGATGACCCCGTCGCGCCGTTCGATCCGAAGTTTAGAGGGCTGAGTATAACGCGTCGCCCAATGCCGCATCAGCTTCGCCTCAAAGGCTAGAAAAATGGCCGGTCCACTTGTCGTAAGGCTATCCGTCAAACGCCGATGGTTCTTTAAGCCGTTGCTTTACATTTTCGGCTCATTCCTTCGGCTCGGCTTCATAAGTGGACCGTCCGCGTCCCGTATCATCCGCCAAGGCCTAAGCATCCGTGTCGGCTGACATCCTACGGTTCCCAGCGGCCGGCGCGTTCGTGGCATCGGTCCAGCACCGCACACTTCACGAACGCAAAGAGGTATTCCGCGCGCGCCGCGAGAGATTCGGTCTAGCGGCACCAACGCAATCCGACCTCACGCAAGATCACGCGGACCCGGAAGATACGGCGCCAGCGGAATACAGCCCGCCTGCATACGATGGGGCTTAGATGGCAAAGGACACGTTTGACGTTCTGCGTAGGCTGGTCGACGAGGTCGAGTATAAGCCGGGGTGGGCGTTCGACATAGTGGACGAGGATGGCGCACTCCGTCTCAGGATCACGGACATGAAGTGCGTGGATGCCTACAATCCTGGCCATCCGATGCCACTCTCGCATATGCATCCGGTCCCCATCGCGACCTACAACGAGAAGACCTGGAAACGGTGGATATTCGAGCAGTGTCGGCGCGTCGAGAACCACGAAATCGGCGAGTGGCTGCGATGGGGAAATGAGCGACCCTTCGCTCCGCTGCATGGACCGGGAGAAGACCCTTACACCGTGCATGAGTACCGTCCTGAAGTGGACGCCTTCACCACGCAAGACGGTAGCGTGCGCACGCAATCGTAATCCCAACATCCGCCCGCCGTGATTTCATTGCGCGGTTCTCGACGGGGATAAAGGGCGGACCTATTGCCTAAGCCACTGGAGCGCAGAGAGCGGAACCGGGAGAGCGACGCCAAGCGAAGGCAGGCCAAGCCCTGGAGAGGTTGGTATAACACCCCGAGATGGCAGGCTAGACGGGCCGCGCAGCTTGCAGCAGAGCCGCTATGTCAAAGGTGCAAGGACAGCATCCCTCCTATCATCAAGGCCGCGACTGTCGCGCACCACGTCAAGCGTCACGACGGTGATGCTCAACTATTCTGGTTCGGAGAACTAGCCTCGTCCTGCAAGGACTGCCACGACACCGTCGAACAGGCGATTGAGGTGCGGGGCTATGAGGTTGGGTGTGACCTCGATGGCCGGCCGATCGCCAAAGACCACCCATGGAATTCAAAGCGGCCACCCGGGGGGTAGTTCGCATCCTAACATCGTTTTGTTTAAAGACCGGCGTGCAACCTCCGTACACAATTTCATCAGAAACTGAATGGGGGTTTGATTTCAATGGGTATAGCAAGATGAAGAAACACAATGCTCAAGGCCATCGAAGGCGGATCAGGTGCCCCGCCGCAACCTGACTGGACGAACTACTATTCTGACGAGTTAGACCTGGGATTCGTCCGGGAGCAATGGCGTTCGATCACCAGTGAGATGCGGGACGCACAGACGTTATGCGCCGATAACGGTGATGTCATTAAGCGGTTGATAGGGCTTCGCTTAGAGGCTGATCGCCAGCTCCGAGAGATGGGCGAAAACGGCGCAATCCGCGCCGCAAAGAAAACCCGAGTCCGGCAGATCGACCCGGCATGGACTGTATTCAAGCAGGCGAATGAAGCGGCTGCGGCATTGGAGGCCGAGCTGGCGCTGAGCCCGCGGCGACGGAACAGCGGTGGCAAAGTCAAACCGAAAACCAAGCGCGATACGGCGTCAGACGAATTCCTCGGCCCGCGGGCCGTCCGACCCGGTGACGCAATGGGCAAGGCGCGCAGTTGATGGAAAGGTCGTTGTAGGGGATCTGGTTCGGCACGCAGCCGAGCGTCACCTGAAGGACTTGGTGGACGGTTCGAAGCGCGGGCTGCATTGGGACAAGGACGCCGCCTGTCGGATTCTTCGGTTCATGCCGGCGATGTTTAGCGTTACTGCTGGCGCGAAGGCTGGTTATCCATTCGTCCCGTTGCCGTGGCATATGTTTTCGGCGGGTTCGCTGTTCGGATGGAAACTGGCGTCAGGGCGCCTGCGGTTTCGCAGCGCCTGGTTTGAAACTGGAAAAGGACAAGCAAAATCACCTTTCATGGGAGCTATCGGGCTCTACATGATGGGCTGGCACGGAATACCCCGCGCTGAAGTCTATTCGATCGGCTGGGAAAAGCGCACTGCTAATATCCTGTTCACTGACGCGGTGTCGATGTGCCGCGCACAAATACCGGACCGGGACGAAGGCGAAACGCTGGAGTCGCGCGGCGAGGTGATGATCCGCGGTGTTCTCGGCAACGCATGGAAGATTGAACACCCGGTCAGCAGTTCGTTCTTTCAGGCGCTTGCCAATACAGACGCTCAGTCTGGTCCTAGGCCAGCATGCATCGCCGCAGACGAAATTCACGAATTCAAGGACCGTGCGCCGCTCGATATTGCACGGAGGTCTATCGACAAGCAGGCGGGCGACGCGCTGTTGCTAATGGGGACTAACACGCCAGCGTCGACGCAGATTGTCGGAACAGAGTTATCCGAGCGCTACCAGAAGATCGCGGCGGGTGAATACGATGACGACGACTCATTTTCCTTCATAGCCCGCGTTGACGAAAAAGATCGTGAGACTGTTTTCGATAACGAGAAGTGCTGGATCAAATCACTTCCTGCACTGAACGTCACCTTTCCGATCGAGAACATCCGCGGCGCGGTCAATACCGCGAAGACCTCGATGGCCGACGCGATGTCGGTTAAGCGGCTCTATTTTGGAATCCCGACCGGATCGGTAAGTTTCTGGCTACCTGAAGAGGCTTGGGCTGCAGTTCAAAGTAGCCCGGAGCGCCCGTTTAACATACCGGCGCTGAAGAAATGCAAGTGCTGGCTGTCTCTCGACCTTTCGAAAAAGAACGACTTGACCGCGCTGACCGCGGTTTGGATCGATGAGAACGGGCACCTTTGGTCGAAGTCATGGTACTGGACGGCAAAAGATGGGCTCGCTGATCGTGCGCGCGGAGACAATGCTCCGTATGAGCGATGGGTTCTGCAGGAATATATCGAAGCCGTCGCGGGTCCGGTGATTGACAAGACGTTTGTGGCTGCAAGGGTCGCGCAACTCTGCGCCGAGTATGACATCCAGTTTCTAGCATTCGACGTAGCTGGGATTGCCGACTTCATCGCAGCGTGTGGGGATATTGGTTTTCCGGTCTGGAAATTCGAAGGCAAGGACAAGCCTGAAGGCAAAGGCCTTAAATTAGTCCCGCACGCTCAGGGCAAGAGGCGGATGTTCGAAGAACGTCAGCTTACGATGCCGACTTCTATCGAGCGATACGAAGACAAAATCTTAAGCGGTGGGATCACGATCGAATACTCGCCCGTAACTTACATGTGCGCGGGTAACACAAAGATCGACCACGATGGCCAAGGCAACCGTTGTTTTGACAAAGTGAAATCAAGGGGCCGCATCGACGGCAACGTAACAAACGCGATGGCGACCGGTGCCGCGCTCGCAGACTTCGAAGCAAAGAAGCCTGCGTTTCAGATGTTGTTCGTCTGAGGAATCCAAGATCATGAATCGTGCCTATGCAATTCTCGACGTCAAAAGTGTCGACGAAGAGAAGCGCACCATCCGCGGGGTGGCGACGACTCCGACTCCGGATCGCGTCGAAGATATTATTGAGCCGCTAGGAGTTGAGTTTAGCAATCCGTTGCCGCTGCTTTGGCAACATCAGAGTGAAAAGCCTGTAGGCACGACGGAATTGTCGAAGCCCACGAAGAGCGGCGTCGGTTTTCTGGCCCAGCTTCCTTTCCCGACCGTTTCCGAAAACTTGATTGCCCGAGTCTCTGAGGCATGGGAGTCGGTTAAGTTGGGACTAGTTCGCGCCGTGTCCATCGGATTCAGGCCGCTTGAATATTCATTCATGGAAAATGGGGGCATTCGGTACACGCGCATTGAAGTTCTTGAACTCAGCCTCGTGACAATACCGGCCAACGTCGACGCCACCATTCAATCCATCAAATCTATCGATGCCCCAAGACTCGCCGCGACAGGCAAAGAGCCGAAGGCGTCAGACCGTCCAACCCCTCCCGCGTCTGGGAAAAAATCAAACCCAATCGTGAAAGCCCAGGAGGGCAAGACCATGAAGAAGACCATCGCGGAACAGATTTCCGCATTTCAGTCGACCCGGCAGATCAAGCACGATCGCATGACCGCGATCATGGATGAGTCCGGCGAGTCCGGCGAGACGCTCGATTCCGCTAAGCAGCAGGAATACGACACCCTTAAGGACGAGGTGAAGTCGATCGACGATCACTTGGTTCGCCTTGCCGACATGGAGAAGTTGAACATTACCCGTGCCACGGCAGTCGAGAGGGTCGCCGGCCATACTCAGGCTGCAGAAGTTCGTTCCGGCGTTCGCGTCGAGAACGTCCGGGCAAATGTCCAGAAGGGTATTGCCTTTGCGCGTGTCGCCATGGCTCTCGGCGTCTCCAAGGGCAACTACATGCAGGCCTATGAGATGGCGAAGGCCAATTCTGCGTGGGAAAATACGCCGGAAGTTCTGACTGTCCTCAAGACCGCAGTCGCTGCCGGCTCCATGACGAATATGTCCGCTTTGGGCGAGGCCACGTTTATGGCCTCGGAATTCATCGAATACCTATGGCCGCGTACTATCATCGGCCGCATTACTGGCCTGCGCCGAGTGCCGTTCAACATCAAGGTTCCTCGCCAAACTGCGGTCGCCTCGGTGGGTTGGGTCGGCGAAGGCAACGCTAAGCCGGTCAGCAAGGGCGCCTTCGATACCGTTACACTCGGAAACACGAAGATCGCCGGCATCGTGGCGCTTACCGAAGAACTCGTTCGCTTCTCGAATCCCGCTTCAGAAACCCTAACCCGAGACGAACTGTCCAACGCCATCATCAAACTGATGGACAAGGACTTCCTCGACCCGGAGAAGGCTGCGGTCGCCAATACGTCGCCGGCCTCAATCACGTATGGGGTTACGCCGGTTTCGGCCACCGGCACTGCCTACGCCAACTTCGTCGCCGATTTTGCGTCAGCGATGGATGGGTTCGATGCGGCTGAGGTCGACACTGCCGACGTGGTGGTGGTCACCCGCAGCCGCCAAGCCCGAAAGTTGGGCCTCATGCTGAACTCGCTCGGCCAGCCGCTGTTTCCGAAACTCGGCGCCAAGGGCGGTGAGATGCAGGGGATGGAGGTCATCACATCGACTAACGTCGACTACACCGAAGACTCGCCGCAGGAAGGTGACAACATCATCTTCATCAAGCCCAGCGATATCTTCTTGGCAGACGACGGCCAAGTGACAATCGACGTCAGTCGTGAGGCCTCGATCCAGATGAATGACGCGCCGGACAATCCAACGTCGGCGTCCACCGTCATGGTTTCGCTGTGGCAGAACAACTTGGTCGGCATCCGTGCGGAGCGCTTCATCAACTGGCTGAAGCGTCGCGACGCTGCAGTTCAGTACATCAAGGCGGCGAAGTACGCCTGAGCTGCGTGATATCGGCTGGATATTCAGGGGCCGCAGAAAAACGGCGGCCCCTGTTTCCAAGTTTGGAGGTTACAAAAAATGCCGAAGCTGATCGCGAAAGAGCGCTTCTATTATGCTGGCCGCAATCTGGAAGCCGAAGAAGAATTTGAGGCTGAGGCGCAGGACGTTGCGATCCTTACAGACTCGGTTAGTCCGAGGGCGCGCAAGCTGTCACTGGAAGTCCGCAAGGCAGTTGAGCCGGTGCCCGCTGCGTCCGCCGCCGATACCGAAACATCGCAATTCCAAACCGCTCCTCGGAAGGAGCCCGCAAGACGCCGCCAGTATATGCGCCGTGACTTGCGTGCGGAGGACTGAGAATTGCAGAGTGTGCCCAGCGTTCCGGTAAAGGCAAACCTGCCCTTTGCTCTACGAATTTTTGGGTTCGACATCACACGCGCTAAGGCGGGTGTCCCGACAAATCTTTCACAGCCCAGCGATCGCGGAGGATGGTGGCCGACCATCCGAGAGCCGTTTACCGGCGCGTGGCAACGAAACAAGGAACTCAGAAACGAAACCGTTCTGACGTACAACGCGGTTTATTCATGCGTGACCTTGATCGCGTCAGATGTTTCGAAAATGTGCGTCCGCTTGGTCGAGATGGATTTGGACGGCATCTGGAATGAAGTGAGCGTCGCGGCATTTTCTCCGGTACTGCGCAAGCCGAACCGATATCAGAACCGCATCAAGTTCATTGAGCAGTGGGTTGTCTCAAAGCTTCTTCATGGCAACACTTACGTTCTAAAGCAGCGCGACTCGCGCGGCGTAGTTGTTGCTATGTACATTCTCGACCCGACGCGAACGAAGCCGCTCGTCGCGCCCGATGGCTCTATTTATTATCAGTTGTCGCAGGATAATCTTTCGGGGATCGATCAGGCATCAGTTGCCGTTCCGGCGAGCGAAATCATTCACGATACGATGGTGCCGCTCTATCACCCGCTCTGTGGCGTTTCTCCGCTGTATGCGTGCGGAGTGGCTGCGATGCAGGGTCTTAGCATCCAGAATAACGCGACTCGGTTCTTTGAAAATGGCGCGATGCCAGGCGGCGTTCTAACGGCACCTAGCACGATCGATGACGTTACCGCCAAGCGACTGAAGGATCATTGGGAGAGCAACTACAGCGGTGTTAATGCCGGCCGCGTGGCGGTTCTTGGGGATGGCCTGAAATACGAAAAGATGATCATGACTGCGGTCGAATCGCAGATGATCGAGCAATTGAAATGGACCGGCGAAACGGTTTGCTCTTGCTTCCACGTCCCAGCTTATATGGTCGGCATTGGGGCTGCGCCCGCCTATAACAATATCGAAGCGTTGAACCAGCAATATTATTCGCAGTGTCTTCAGGCGATCATCGAGTCCATCGAGCTTTGCCTTGATGAGGGACTTGGTCTCGTCGGAGTTCAAGGTCACACTTATGGCACCGAGTTTGATCTTGACGATTTGCTGCGGATGGATACGGCGACACAATACAAAACCTACGGCGACGGAATTATTGCTGGCCTGATGGCGCCGGATGAGGGGCGGAAGAAGATCGGCCTGAAGCCCGTTCCTGGTGGCGCCACGCCGTATTTGCAACAACAGAATTACAGCTTGGCCGCTCTGGCGAAGCGCGACGCCTTGGCCGATCCGTTCGCAACTGCGCCTGCATCAAAGCCTGAAACTCTGCCGCCTGTCGCAGAAGATGTCCAAAGCTTGGACGCAGCGGCTGCGAAACAGATCGCCGAATGGAGCCTTAAACAGTCGCTGGATTCTCTTCCGGCCCTGAATTTGCTCGCGGCCTAGCGCTCCTTTTCAAGGACCGGACATGAATCATCGCGACATCGCCGTTCTGATGGACGGCATAGCGCCGGTCCTGCGCGGCTATGTTGAGACAGCGTTCGCGCCGATCGGCGCTCGAATGCTGGAGCTTGAAAAGCGGGTTGAAGCGTTGCCGGCGCCGCGCGACGGTAAGGATGCGGACCCGGTTTTAATTTTGCGGCTGGTCGAAGAGACGGTTGCGAAGACTCCTGTACAGAAGATTGACCCTGCTGAAGTGGAGCGGGTTGTTGTAGAAAAAGTTGAGGTCGCTGTCGCGGCGCTACCGGCTCCAATTAACGGAAAGGATGTATCTCCAGAAGCGATCAAGGCCGCGGTCCTGGGTGTCATTGCTGAGGTATTGCCGGGCGAAGTCTCAACTGCAATCGAGGCGCTTCCGAAACCGAAGGATGCGGACGCTATAGAGATCGCAAACCTGCTTGCTGATCTGATGCCGGTCCCGGCCGATGGAAATAGTGTAACACTAGACGATGTTCGTCCGTTACTTGAGGAGTTGGTCGCTGCGCTTCCTGTTCCGGTTGATGGCAAGAGTGTTGATGCGACCGAAGTTGCGGAGATGGTCTCGGCCGAGGTCATAAAGGCTCTTGAGGCGTGGCCCCGTCCTGTAGACGGCAAGAGCGTGACGTTGGATGAGGTCCGCCCCATCCTGGAAGAAATGGTCGCGGCGCTGCCAGTGCCAGCAAATGGCAAGGATGCAGACCCGGTCGAGATTGCGGCACTGATTGTCGAGGATGTCGCCAAGCTAATTCCCATTCCAGCAGATGGCAAGAGCGTCACAATCGACGACGTTAAGCCGATGCTTGAGAATATGGTGGCGGCGCTGCCGAAGCCAGAGAATGGGAAGGATGCTGATCCTGCTCAGGTCGCGGCGCTCCTCGTTGATGATCTGGCAAAACTGATTCCGGTACCGCGGGATGGCAAGAGCGTTTCAGTCGAGGACGTGCTGCCATCGATCGAGAAATTGATTGAGCAAAAAGTCGCTGATCTTCCGAAGCCAAAGGACGGCGTCGGTCTCGCTGGTGCGCTAATCGACCGTGGTGGAGAATTGGTGATCACCCTGTCCGATGGATCGACCAAGACGCTTGGCGTCGTAGTCGGGAAGGATGTTGATCCGGACGCGGTGTCTAAATTCATTCTGGAGGAGGTGGCAAAAATTCGTCCGAAAGACGGAATTGATGGCGTAGGTTTTGACGACATGGACCTTGTGGATGTCGGTGGTGATCTTAAGCTTCGATTTACGCGCGGGGATATTGTTAAGGATTTTTCTCTGCCGCTCCCAACTTACCGTGGCGTCTGGGAGGATCTGGAATTCAAAAAGGGTGCAACTGTAACATGGGCCGGATCGCTGTGGATCGCAGAGCGTGACACCAAGGCAAAGCCGGACACGCCTGATGGAGGATGGCGTTTGGCCGTGAAGCGTGGTCGGGATGGCGCGAGCGCTTTCGACGTTGCCCGGAAGAATGGTTTCAAGGGCTCCGAAACGGACTGGCTGAACTCGTTGCGACCTAAACCTGCGGCCCCGGTCAAGGCGAGTTGAGTAATGGCCCTGAAGCTTGTCACGCCTGCGGCAACAGACCCGGTCACCTTGGCAGAAGCCAAGGCGCATATGAGGGTCGATCATGACGATGATGACGACCTTATCGAACTGTTTATTTCGGCCGCGACAAATAACGCTGAAAGATTCATGGGTCGGGCTCTGGTAGAGCAGACGTGGGATTTCTACTTCGACAAATTCGTCGACGGCCCGATTGAGTTGCCGATGCCGCCCTTGATCGGGGTCGATGGTCTTTTCTATCGCGGGTCTGATGGGTTTGATGTTGAGGTTCCGGCCCCGACCTACGCAGCAGACGATGCCAGCGAGCCGGCACGCATCTATCTTGCGGAAGGAGCGTCGTGGCCAGCGATAACCGGGGCACCGAATGTAGCGCGGGTGCGCTTCACGGCGGGATATCCGGATAATGACGACTCGCCGCCCGCGCTTAACGTTCCGCCGGACATAAAAGCTGCGATCATGATGATGACGGCGACGCTATACGAAAACCGAGAAACTATCGTCATCGGACAAACCGCAACAACGATCCCTTGGTCAGCAGAGCAGTTGTTGCGTCGGCATAAAGTTCACTTGTCGATGGCGTGATGGACTGGTTTCCCGATTGGTTTGGAGAGACATGCGCCATCGTGGCGTCTGGGCCATCGGTAGACCGATCGGCCATAGAATCTCTCAAAGGAAATTGCCGCGTCGTTGTGATCAACAACGGTTTAACACTCGCGCCATGGGCCGACATGCTCTACGCGGCTGATGGTAAATGGTGGGACGCGAATCCAGAGGCTCGCTCCTTTGAGGGACTCAAGGTAACGCCGGACCTGCAAGCCTCGCTTCGTTATAAGCAGCTCAAGTTAATTAATCTTGTTACCGGCGACGAGAAGCGAGAAAATCGCATCAGCTTAGAGCGCGGGGTTATTGGTAGAGGTGGGAACAGCGCGTTCCAGGCCCTTAATCTTTGCGTTCAATTCGGCGCCAAGACTATCGTTATGCATGGCTTCGACTTCTGCGGAGAACACTGGCACGGTCCGCATCCTCGCACTTTGCGAAATCCGCGACCATCATCGCTGGCGAAGTGGGCTGCAGTATTGGATGCTGAGGCAGCTTCACTGAAGATGATGGGAATCGAGGTTCTGAACGCCTCGGAAATCAGCGTTCTTAAAAATTACCAGAGGGTCAGCGCCAGATGGACGACAACGCGGCCAACTTTGATGCTGCAGAAGTGTTCTTAAGGCAGGCCCGCGAAGCGTTTATTGAAGGCGACACGGACAGATGCATGGCAGCGAGAAAATTGGTTGCCACGGCTCTTCGACTGTCGGGAGAGCCGCTTCCGATCTTCAATATCGAGCATCTGAAAGACCAATAACAATTCGCGGTGGCCGCGGTATCGGAGATGCGCTTTATCTCCAAAGTATTGTGCGGCACCTTACGGAAAAGGGGAGAAGGCTTCGGGTCTGTACTGATTGGCCGGATATATTCAGCCAGCTTGGCGGGAGTGTCGAAACCGAACCGTTCAGGCGGAATAGCGTCGAGAGGGTGTCTCACTACACCACCCGGAAAACCGTCGAAGGAACGGACCAGTTTCAGGATTGCTGCATCAACGCTGGAGTATCGGAACCGGTCGATCTAAGACTCGATTGGAGAGTGGTCAATCCGAATGTTCTTAGCAAGGCGTGGAATCCACACCGTCTTCCAATCATCGTTGTGCAAATGCCAAGGGGCCCGTTCGGAAGGTCTGACGGCTACGGCTTGGAGTTATTACCTGACTTTCGGCGCATCCAGGATGCAATAGAGGTGTTGAGCAGTAAGGCGTTCATAATACAGGTGGGCGCCGGCAAGCCACTGTTCAAATTTGAAGGTGTTGACCTCGATCTTTCGAGCCAGACTAGCGTTTGCGACCTTCTCGACATCGCGTCGCTGGCGCACGGTTTTCTCGGATACTGCTCATTCATCGTTCCGCTCGCGGAATCGTTCTTAAGGCCGGCGCTGCTTTTGTGGTCAAGGCGCGGCCTGCAATCGAAAGACGAATATATCCGAACGATAACGCCGAGTAAAATTCTTCATCGCGCTTCATCGAGCGCCGCAGTTGACGATTGTTCAGATATCGAAATGGTAAAGGCTGTGGATGCGCTTCTTGAGCAGGCGGGAGGTTCGCGAGCGCTTCGCGGGTAAGGCGGTTGCTATCGTCGGCAGCGGTCCCGGAGTTCTTGGAAATATACCAGGCTTTGTCGATGGCCACGAGGTTGTGATCAGGGTCAACAACTTCAAACTGACGCGTGAGACCGGCGCTCGCTGCGACGTGTTCTACAGCTTCTTCGGAACGTCGATCAAGAAAACAAAATATGAGCTGAAGCGAGCTGGCGTAAGGCTCTGCATGTGCAAATGCCCCAACGCTCATGCCATTGAGTCCGAATGGCACCAAAAGAACGGCCGCATGATTGGAGTCGACTACCGTCCTCACTACCAGAGGCGAGCCAACTTCTGGTTCTGCGACACGTACATTCCGACGACCGAAGAGTTTTTGGCGTCCTTCAATCTTCTTGGGGCGCACATTCCGACGACCGGCTTTGCTGCCATACTTGATGTTCTGTCATTCGATCCGAAGTCGGTGTACCTGACTGGTTTCGATTTTTTCCGATCCGGTATCCATAACGTCAATGAAACATGGAAGGGCAGAAACGGTGACGACCCAATCCGGCACGTTCCAGAGCGGGAGTTATCCTGGATTGCGGAGAATGCAGGGGCATATCCGTTGACCTTTGATAAGGCACTGGCTCGACACTTGGGCGGTTCGAGGGTTGCGGCGTGAGCACTGTTGCTGAATTCAAGGTTCACGCTGAGGCTTGTGGTGGCGCCGGGCTGTTCCGCCGTTGCGCGCTTAGCATACGTGATGGTGGCGGTGTATTCGAGAGACTTTTGGACGGTCGAAAGTTCAAGAGGATACTCGAAATAGGAACCTATCGCGGCGTCACAGCCGCTTACATGTCTCAATTCTGCGAACGGATCACGACAATTGATCTGAAAAACGGACGTATGGAACGGCAGGCCGATCCATTCGACAGGGCAGGGTTTTGGCATCAACTTGGAATCAGAAACATCGATCTGAGGCTCGTGGCGTCGGATGCTGAAAAAGCGAACGTCATCGCGGGGCTTGATTTTGACTTTGCGTTTGTCGATGGCGATCACGATGGGCGCGGGCCGGCAATAGATTTTGAGATGGTCCGCAAGTGCGGGGCGGTCCTGTTTCATGATTACGATGGGCAGAATGGTGTCGTCGATTTGGTGAACTCGCTGCCGAGCAACCAGGTCGAGGTAATTGACATCTTCGCGTTGTGGCGCGGCTAGACGGAAGAATCATGGACAGGTTTGTCGCAAGCTTTCCCGCGGTCGCGGATCGCGATCTTATGGTTTCCTTCCATGGTGGTTGTGCCTACCAAGCTGACATGTCGTCCCCAGTCCCCTATGACGACGCCTACTTCGACAAGTATGTGGGTTATGAGGGGCAGGATATCGCAAGGAAGATCAACAAAGGCCGCGTATCGTTGGTCAACACTTACGCCGGCGTATTCACCGATGTTCTCGATGTTGGTATAGGTTCTGGAGAGTTTATCAAGAGCCGCAACCATACGTTTGGAATCGACGTAAACAAAAAGGCAATGGCCTGGCTTCGTGAACACAATCGAGCGGCGTCAAGCCTTGCAGGATTTCGTGCTTATTCGTTTTGGGATGTTCTGGAGCACATTGAGACGCCGGAAAACTACTTCAGTCAGATGGTCGAAGGTTCGTATCTGTTCACGTCGATACCGATATTCGATGACATCGCCTGGGTCCGTAGTTCCAAGCATTATCGACCCAACGAGCATTTTTATTATTGGACTGAGGTCGGGTTCGTCGATTGGATGAGGTTTTACAACTTCCATCTTCTGGAGCGCAGCGATTTCGAAACCGAGGCCGGTAGAGAAGATATCGTTTCCTTCGCTTTTCGTCGGCTATCGATTCGTCGGCTATCGATATGACCGGAGCCGGCGAACTTCGACACAAGATCGGATTCTTCCGGCGCCCTGTGGTTTCGGATGGCTACGGCAATAATGAGGGTGAATTTCCGGCCGATCCTGAATTCGAGGTTGCCGCAAAAATTGAAGCTCGCTTCGGAGGTGAGGCTGTTTTGGCCGCGCGGCTGCAGGGACAGCAAACCGTGACGATCACTGTGCGACAAAGCTCTTTGACAGAGCGCGTGACAACGGACTGGCGAGCCCAGGATATGCGCGAAGGAACAATTTGGAATATCCGCTCCGGACCGGTCGATTCGGATGATGGTGGTGCGTTCTACGAATTCCTTTGCCAGTCTGGGGTCGCAACGTGAAATGGCGAAAAATGTCAGCGTCGAGAGATTCCGTAAACTCACCGAAGAGTTGCAGAAAGAGGTTCACGATCTCGCAGTTGCAGAGTTGAATGCGCAGGGTGACGGCCTGGTCGAGTTGATGGAGGCTGTTGCGCCGCGAGGCCCTACCGGAAATCTTGTGCACACGATCCGAAAGGTGCCGGGGAAATCTGACACGCAAATCAGGATCGTTGCGGGCGGCAAATTAACGATACGCCCCAGCGTCTCCTCCAAACCTTACGATTACGCGAGGGCGGACGAGTTCGGCACGGTAAACATGCCGGCGAAGCCGTTCTTTTTCCCGACCTACCGTTTGAGAAAAAAGAAAATCATCAGCGCGATGAAGCGGAAAATCACTGCTTCTATTAAAAAGAGATCGGCCGAATGAGTGATCCATCTCTTGTACTGCAGGGAGCCATCGTAGGACTCCTAAAATCAAACGGAGCGCTCCCGGCGGCTGTCGGAGATCGGGTATTCGATGAACCTCCGACCGTTCCGAGCTTTCCTTATGTAACCGTCGGCGACGGTCAGGTTATTGGCGATGATACGGATGGTTGCGGTGATGGCTCCGAGGTCATCCTTCAGATCGATGCTTGGTCTCGGGCTCCGGGCTACCCTGAAGTAAAGGGCATCGCCGCCGCAATCCGCACAAAGCTGAAAACGACTCCTGCGCTTGCAGGCTTCGTTGTGACGGTAGTTCAGTTTCAGCAGTGTCAGTTTCTTCGCGATCCTGACGGAAAAACGCGTCACGCCGCAATACAGTTTCGATACCTGATTACCCACACCTAGCTAG